AGAAAAACCAAAGAATATTTGAAACGATTTAATATTGTTCTTTAAATTGAAAAATAATATATATAAATTTCAATTTAAAGACGGCGATGATGACGACCGTTTAACGGTGGCGACGGCTGTGGTGTCTTCTAGACGACTTACCGTGACGACGACTTTTTCTGCCAAATGTCTCTTGGAATGCTAAAAGAGCGCCGGGAACAATAGCTTGATTTGCGACGGCTAAAAAGGATCCACCGCGCTTACCCTTTCCGTGACGCTTTCTGCGACCACCTTTTTGACCAGGAATGTCACCTCGGCGACCAGGACCAATCATACCTTGAGCATCCTGAGCATTTAAATTCTTAATAGGTACAACATCATTACTTCCAACCGTTCCCAAATTATCACCAGCTTTTAGTGTTAGTGAATTCATGAATTGGGTCCAGCCGTTACCTACGGTACCATTCACCCAGCCCCATGCAGATGCAGGATTTCCTGCTAAATTACCACCGTGTTGGCCACGACGCTTTGTTCTTGCATTCGAGTGAGATCTACTTCTACGACTATGTTTTGCCATTATATATTTAAGCGAGAAAAAATACTAATCAGAAAAGTAATCAGAAAAACTACAATTGTTTCGAAAGTTAGAACCTTTCCTTAACTATTATTTTTGAGATAGACCTAATGAAAAGTATTAATCCAATTTTTATTACGCAATAATGTTATTAATATTAATAAAATTGCTAAAATTAACACAAATATTAAAAAAACCAAAAATATAATTAAATAAATATAAGGATATATTTCATATAATATTAAATCCGTTACAGGAGAAAATAAGACCTTTATTTCATTTCTTACATCCTCTGTTTTTAATATGTCTAAACATTGCTTTATTAACGAATCTTTCATTCTATAGAAATTATTTATAAAAATATAGTCTAGAAACTACGTTATTTTGCGTGTGTTTAGAATTAAAAAAATATTTATGTCTAGTAAATAATGGATAATATTATTGAACCCACTATCGATTATGATTTTTCAAATTTATATTTAGGACCACCAACTACTTTAACAGGAGGAGCTTACTTTACCCGCATCATGTACAATACTAACAAATCCATCTATATACAAACTCCCAAGTGTTTAACCAAACAAGGCTTTATTAAAAGTGGCAAAAAAATATATGCAGACTTGATGTTTGATAATAATGATACTGTTTTCATTAACTGGATGGAAAATTTAGAAACAAAATGTCAAGAGCTCATTTTTAGCAAAGGTCAGTCATGGTTTGAAACAAAATTAGAAAAAGAGGATATTGAAACTGCATTTACATCTCCTTTTAAAATTTTTAAATCGGGAAAATACTATTTACTACGTGTTAATGTTAAGCCAAATTTGAAAATTTATGACGAAAATGATCAGATTATGAGCATAGATGATATTCAAGCAGATAAAAATATTATTTCTATTTTAGAAATACAAGGCATCAAATTCACTTCTAGAAATTTTCAAATTGAGATTGAACTTAAGCAATCTATGGTTGTTAGTCCGGATCCTTTTTTAGATGAATGTTTTATCAAAAAGCCAGTTAAAAAACAACAAGCGACTTATGAACAAGAAGAAAGACAAGAAGAAAAACCAAATATGATTTCTGAGCAATCTTCAGGAATATCCAGCTTTATTAAGGAAGCTGCAAAAGATTTAGCTCAAAGTATAAAGGATAATACCAAGAGTGAACCAGAACCAATTAATTTAGACACATCATTTCAAGAAAATAAAGATAATAATGTTGCAACAGTAGAGGATGAACATGATGGATTAGAAGATGCAAATATCGTACTAGATGTAGAAGATATAGATCCAAAACCAGAAATAGAAGAAAAAGAGGATCCATATGTTTTGAAAGAATTTGATTTGAACTCTACTTTAGAAACTAATTTAGAATCTATTACACTTAAAAAACCTAATCAAGTATATTATGAAATTTACAAAAAAGCTCGAGACAAAGCTAAAGAAGCAAAGAAAAATGCATTAGTTGCTTATTTGGAAATGAAAAATATTAAGAAAACATACATGTTGGATGATATTGACGATAGTGATAGCGACTTTGATGACTTTAATAGCGAGGATGAAGATGAAGATCAGGATGAGGATTTGGAAACCAATAATTTAGAAGATTAATTATTTGAAAAATAACGGTCAAGTACTTTAGAAATATATTCTGGTTCAAAAGTATTTCATCCATTTAAGAATTAATTAATAATCTAAAAAATATTTTATCGCTAATTTTATATAATGAGTGTTTCTTTAAAAAAGCTCTGGAATGAATATGGTGTTGGCGGACTTTTGATTGCAATCATCGTATTATATGGCATCTATATGTTATATAACAATTTAATGTCTAAGGGATCTTCTGGTAAGGAAAAGCTAACCCAAGGACGCAACAAGGCTTATAGTAATAACTCTGGAGTTGTCTCTGGACCTCAACCATCTCAGGAATCTGGCAACGAAGTTTATTCCTCTGTTGGTTCCCAAGGTGCCTCTATGGGTCTTCCCTCCAGTTGTGGCGGTGGATCCGGCCAAAATCCCGCTGATCTTCTACCCAAGGATACCAATAGCCAATGGGCTCAACTCAACCCTGCAGGCAAGGGCGACCTCGCTAACATCAATTTGTTGAAGGCTGGTTATCATATTGGTATTGATACCATTGGACAAACTTTGCGCAACGCCAATTTACAAATTCGATCCGAACCACCAAATCCTCAAGTGAACGTGGGACCATGGAACCTCTCAACGATTGAGCCCGACTTCCTTAGACCACCGCTTGAACTTGGACAAGGAATTCAATAAAATTGCACACCATAAATGGTAACAAAATAAAAAAATCACTTATCAAAATCTTTATATTCATTATTTTTGCACATATAAATATTTTGAACCCGATCTTCTAATATAATTTTGTTAATATTTTCTAATAATTCTGTTACCCAGTCATATCTATTATACCATATATCTTTTTGTAAAACGCGAATAACAGAATATCCATTTTCATTTGCACAATTCATTTTATAAATATCATTTGATTTTGTTAATTCAGGCGATTGCCAATTGGAAATTTGTTTGAAATGTTGTGGTCCATCTTGTTCCAAAATTATTTTTAAATTTTCTATAGCAAAATCATATGGCAAATATTTGTTTGTTTTGGGATTTTTACACCAAAGAGGTTTAAACTGGCGTTTAATATTATAATATTTTATTAGTTCGTTGTACAATAATTCTTCTGTTTTATTAACACAATATGGACACCATACGCCATTTGTAACTGCACTCAAAGGACTTTCAAATGTATATTTACATTTATCACAATCAAACTTATATTTTTTGTTAGTGCTTTTAAATAATGTTCTAGGATCTATAGTTTTATCATTTAAAAACTTAGATCGTTCAATACTTGCAAATGAATTATTTAAACACATTTCACAATCATTATCTTGACATAATTTTTGATGTGAACAATAAGGACAAAACTGATTTTTTGTAGTAATACACTTTAAAGTTATCTCAAAATTATGACAACAAATATTACAAACAAATTTAAATTTTACCCTATCAGCATTTTTAAATACTTGTCTAGGACTGAATATATTTTCATTACTCCAACATATCGATTTAGCATGAGAATTAAACGATTTATTTTCACATTGTATGCAATTATTATTTGAACATAATAATTTCGGGGGGTTGCTACAATAACCGCACCAATTGTTACTCTGATTTACATTTAACAATGTACTCTGAAACTCATGACCACATTCACAATTGAACCAGCATTTTTTATGAGAATTCAGTGCGTAATCCTCGGGATTGCCAACATTTCTTTTTGACCAGAATTTTGATTTAGGGTGACTTGCAAAAGACATTCAATAATTAAATATTACTTGCAAATAATATTTAATTCAATTTTTATGTAATCTTATTAGGTCTACATTTTTTCTATATTGAATAAATAAGAGAGAATACAAGCGCCTAACCATATACCTAAATTTAATTTGATACAAGCCATTGGAGACCAATCTAAGTACACATAAAAATAATATACAAACCAGTTGACAATAACATTGAACATAGGTGCAAACAATAATTTATTGTAAAAGGAACCGAATTCATCTTCTCGAATAAACAAGGCAATCGCAGGTCCAGTAGGGAAAACATTTACTAAAGCAGCCAAAGTAGTGTTATTTAATTGGTTAGCGATATAAGGAGCCACTAGAAATACGAGTAAGCCTGCCAAAGCGGCAATAATGTTAGTGTATAGTCCAGACATAGGTAGTCCAGATACAGTTGCATTGGAACCAGGAGTTGCATATATTTTTGCGTTTGGATTAAGAGATTGTTTAATAGGTAGAATTAGCTTTTTGGGTTTGTTTGATGCTTTTTTATTTTTGTTATTTTTATTGTTATTTCTGTTAGTATCAGTATCAGTATTAGTAGTAGTATCTGTTTCACTCATTATATATTATAAACCGAATATAATATACAAATTACATCTAAAAATACCTATAAATAATTTATTAGTTCAAAAATATATATAGATTTATATATATGATAACTTTAACAGATACAAATAAAAAGAAAATTTTATATGTTTTGCAAATAATCCATTTATTTATAGATTTCTTTTGTATATTTTATATTTACATTTTTAATCCAATATATGATATCTATTTTTGCGGATTTATTTTGTTGCAAACACTGCATTGGGCTCTTCTAAAAAATGAATGCATTGTTAGTTATATAGAAAAGAAGTTGATTGATCCAAATTATGAATTAGGAAGTCAACCAAAATGGATACCGCATTATGATGCATTCTATAATAAATTTTTAAAGACAATCAAAGCTGTTTGTATTCTTGGAGGGCTAATTTATGTTATGTTTAGAAATGATAATAATATCATTCGAGCTATTTGTGTAACAGCAATTTTATTATGGATTTATTTGACATATTTCCATGGGAAACCTCAGGTGTAAAAATATAATATCATTAATAATTATAATAAATGGCAAATAATTTACATATAGTTACCGTAGCTACCGAAACAAAATTATATTTTCCATATTTAGTTGATTCGTGTAAAAGAAATGGAAAAGAATTAGAAGTATTAGGTTATGGTGAAGAATGGAAAGGATTTAACCATAAATTTATATTAATGATAAATTATCTCAAAACGTTACCATCAGATCATATTGTATGTTTTATTGATGGATATGATGTGTTATGTACTAGAAATTTAAATGAATTAGTCCCTGAATTTTTAAAGATAAAAACAAAAACAAACTGTAAAATAATAGTGGGGTCAGATCAACATTATACTTTTTTAAAATATTGGCATAATTTAACATATGGTTCATGTAAAAATAAATTTTTAAATAGTGGTAATTATATTGGTTATGTAAAAGATTTATTATATATACTAAACACTATTTATAATAATAATCCAAATGAAACCAATGATGATCAGGTTTTATTAACTGAGTATTGTATAAACAATCCAACCAATTTTTATATAGATACAACATGTGAACTTTTTTTAGTTTATATGAACCCATTTACAGAAGCGCGTGACGATATTGTAATAAAAAATGATAAGGTTTTTTATCATAATCAACGTCCTTTTTTCGTACATACTCCAGGAGGATTTTTAGATAAATTAATTATAGATTTGGGATACAATTATGATTACAATAATAATATACAAGATGAGGTTCGAAAAAAGGTATATAACTTTTCAATATTTAATCAGATAAAAAATGGTTTATATATTTTAATACCAATGTTAATATTTATAGTAATAATTATTTATATTGTATATGTGAATAAAAGTTATATAGTAAATGAGATAGTAAAAATGAAGAAATTTATAAGAAATAAAATTATATAATATTATATAATATATGATACTAGTTGGTTTATGTCATATATTATTGGCATTATTTACATCTTTTTATGCATTTATAGTCCCTAGGAATTTTATATATGATTTTTTTTATATTATGTATATGATTTTACTACTAGCCTCTTGGATACCCCATGACGGTGAATGTATTATAACTTATTATTATGATTTAATAACAAAAAATAATGAAGAAAAAAGGAAGGAAGACACAGATATTGATTTATTGATTAGCACTAACAGTGCGTTATTCAAAGTCTTTTTTGTTATAACTACATTTACTACTATTTATTGTATTTATATAGCTTCTATAAGAAGTAATATAATGAGTACACAAGTGACACTATTATATCTAATTATTCGTTACTTATATGTATTTTATAATAACGCTGTAGGATATAATTTAAAAAGTAGTTTAATTTTCATTTTTGGTGGCAAAATCTATGAGCATATAAATGAATTTTACAAAAATACTAATATTAAAAAGACCTTAAAACCTTATCTAAATAATGTAATACTTTTTATAGATTTAATTATATTAATATATGTAGTTTATAAAAATTATAAACGGTTTTGATTAATAAATATAGATAAAAAATGAAATTATTATGTGTTGTTATTATAATAATGGACATAGATCATAATACACATTGTTATAATATAAAGAAACAAACCTATAAATCTGGATTTTTGGATGCAAGTGTTGATGCTACTTATATCATCCATTTAAAAGACAATGGTCGATTAGATCATATACAAGGACAACTAAATATGTACCATCCAACAAAAACAGTTTATATTGTATTTAATGACGGTTTCAAAAAATGTGATAAAAGGCTAATCGAGCAAGTTTCTTATCAGGACTTAACAGATGCGTTTCTACAGTGTTTTAAGCATGCAAATAAACGCGGCTATAAAAATGTGCTTATTTTAGAAGATGACTTTATTTTTAGCCCTGAAATAAGGAAAAATCCGGTAGATATTAATAATGTGAATAAGTTTTTAAACCAAAATCGAGAAAAAGAATTTATTTATTATTTGGGATGCAATCCAATTATTATAAGACCTTGTACCTCCGATTTAAATCATTATAAATCTTATAAATCATGCTCGATGCATGCCATTGTTTATTCTCAAGGATCCCGATCTAGACCATTAGATCTTAGTTTGAAACACTGGGACGTCATTATAGAAAACGCCATTTCAAATCGATATTTCTATTATAAACCGCTTTGCTATCAAACTTATCCGGATACAGAAAACAAACTAACATGGTCTGAAAAAGATTTCGCTGTTATCGGCTATTTAAAAAACGCAATTATAAAAGGGTTAAAACTCGATATAAAACCAGAACCAGGCTTTTCTATCCTATATTTTGCAGCAAAGGTACTCAATTTGTTAGTTTTTTTTCTATTTTTAGTCATAATAATCTGTATTATTTACTATTTGTACTCGCTCATAATACCAGTAATATCTAAATCTATTATAAAAATAAAAAATTGAAATAATTTGTTAGTTAAATTCAACTAACAAATTATAGTGAGAGACAATATGAGCGACTTCTTTGAAAACAAGCAATTTTTGAACAAAATGTCTACATTACCTTATGGACAGAGCAGAATAATGGAAATAATGAAAGAAATAAAAGAGAAAATTCCTGAATTATCGATTGATACTTTTATTTGCATTTTAGATAAGAAAATTGACCCATCTATTTCATATATGTCTCGCTCAAGCAG